GTGTTATGCTCCATGATTGATCTATTTGACTAACCATCATAGCATAAGTTTTCCTAATAAATTTTCCTAAATCAGGGTCTGCCCACCCACCAGACATGTAAACTCCCATGAGTCTTTCACATCTATGGCGAACATTCGCTAACCCTTTATAAGTAGATTTTGGGTGAACAAAAGAATTCACAAATTTTATCATGTCATAGGGAACTGCCAAAAGCTCTTTCATCCCCTCTAACTCATAATTAATTATTTTAAAACCAAGAAATGGCAATGGCATTCCAACCATATCTATATCATCAACATTCCCAAAAGTCCAGCTTTCCTCATATTTTGTTGCTAAATCTAAATGATGTAATGTTTTGAAATCATGTTCTAATTTGTCCAATCCTTTCAAAACAAAACCAGTTTGTTTAAACAACATCTTCTGAATATTAACCAGATGTTTTGGAAATTCATTAATAAAATTTTCCTCCTGATGTTTATTAACGTAATCATCAATATAACCATGACCAATAGTAGAATTATGAATATTAACAAAAGTTGTTCCATTAATACCTGAAAACAACCCTGTGATTTTCGATGCTACATACGGACCACCAAGATGAACATAATGGCGGAATAATAATGTAGCCCAAAACACCACGGCTCTTTTCCATTGCTCGGGAGCATTTGGATAAGTACCGATAACAAACTTAGCAATATACTTAGTATAACTTGATATTGTCTTTAAATCCATAGATTCATAATCAGGGTGGCATCTAACATACCGCCCAGTTTTGTCCATGAATATCCACTGTTGATCATCGCCATATGACAAACCAAAGAAATTTATTTTCTTAGTATTATCGAATCTTTTGAAACAATTTTTGACCCAATCAACCATCTTTTTAGCACCACCATAAAAGGGTGAAAAATGATAAGCTGAACTTGATAAATCATTTTCAATAAAATTCTCTAAATTCTCTTCTATTGGATGTATCGCATATTTTCCTATGACTCTAATAGCTAGAGGATAAACCGCATACGGCCTAACCTTCTCTTCAAAATCCTCTCTATCCATGCTTTCATACTTCCTTTTTAACAACGCTACACCAAAATGCATGTTCTCAGGTTTATTCAACCAATCAAACATGAAAGTCGGAACATCATTTAAACTAGGAGCCTTCATCATAACTTTGAGAATCTTATTAGCGTCTTCAATAGCGTCTTCCAACACGAAACGTCCATCAGGCAATTCATCACCAACTTTTAACATTTTATTGAAACGAGCATTAAAAGCATACGGCAAACCCGCATCTGCTTTCATGTTCATCTGCAACAAACACAAAGTTTCGCCATTTAAATCTGTCACAAATTCATAATCCTTCTTGACAGGTAAATGCACCTTCACATAGTTAAGAACACCCACAGGTATTTTGGGGATATCTTTTTGAAAATTTTTAATTTTTGTAACCAACCTTTTAGAGAGACCTTTCTTCATACCATTTGAAGTATAACTTCTATTTGCTAATTCTAGGTACGGATTTGCCCACGCCTCTTCTTTAGCCAATAAATTATACATAGTTGTATCTGGTTGTCCTCTTAAATCTGGAAACGTAAATTTCCACGTGTCCGTGGAGCCAGGCATCAGTAGCGATTTTGTAGGTTTAAAAGCACCATTAGTCTTTGTGAACAGACTAGTGGCAAATTCTTTAGACGACCAATCTTTAAGATCAGTCGTTTTAAAAACCTCATACTGTGGAACTTCCCTGGTCTTCCGTGTTTCAAGTACCGTGTTTACACCACCTGTTTTCCGCTTTTCTCTCTGCTCTTTAAGGTAAGCGAGAGACCTTCGTTCAACAAACTGATTATAACTCATGGCGATTTGAAAACGGGCCCTATATTATATTAACACTTTAAACCTTGTGCTATAGGTGCACAAAG